TGTATGTAATGCCTGTAGAGCTACCGCCAAAGGACAACCCTGGCGTAAATACACCAGTAGAATAATCCAGTGGTGCAGACCACGTTCCGTCGCCCCTCCAATATGTAGATGATGACGCACCAGTTCCAGAATTGAGTCTCGAGACCGGTAAGTTACCTGCATATGTTGTTGCAAAGGACCCGGTACCAGACCCAGTAACTGCCCCTGTTAGTGTGATTGTTTGATCGCCAGTATTAGTTCCTGAAATGTTAGTACCAGTAACTGTTCCAGTAGCCGCAACACTCGATGGTGTAATTGCACCAAGTGTTAATGTTATAGCAGGCGTAGTAGTCGGGTTTAGTACAGATCCTGAAACTCCGTTTGCTGTAGTTACAGATACGGAGGTGACTGTTCCGCCGCCGCCACCACCACCTATAGGTGCAGCCCAAGTACCGTCAGCACGTAGGAAGTTGACTGTTCCGCCTCCCGAGGCCGGGGCTAAGCCTTTTAATCCTGATGTAAATGTATCAAGTAAAGAAGTGGCCTGAGTTCCGGTCAAATCTTCAACGTCACCCAATCCAGCAGTTACTCTTCCTTTGAGTCTGGCAGTAGAAACTTGTGCCAATTTAGCATTAGACACTGCATTGCTTGCGATTGTTAATGACAAGACTACGTTTGCAGTTCCATCAAACGACACAGTTCCGCCTGCGGCGGCGTCGCCGCCCGATATAGAAAAGTTTCTAGGAGTTTGAAGTGCAGTTGCAGTCGTAGCATTTCCAGAAAATGTTCCGCCCTCTAATAGAATTTTTGTCCAGTTTGTGGCGAACGGTGCTGACACACTAGTGGCGCCAGTTCTCAGATAAATTTCATCAGTAGATGTATCATACCACATTTGGCCTTGTAGTGCAATTGCATCCGTCGGGTATACTGTGCCTGCAAAGTTTGACGTCAATTGTACAGAATTTTGTGCAACAGCCGTTCCATAATTAACTGCATTCCGTCCGACAAGTTGCAATCCTACCCTGTTAATGGAATCATATAACGATGTGTCGATTGCATTGTCTGCAACTAGTATCGGGTTTGTTCCGGTAGACCCGGTTGGCTTGTAAATCTGATATGTCATTTTAAATCCTTAGTTTTGACTATTTATCAACTTGCATTCATCTGAATGCGAAGGGTATAAATTATTTCTACTGACTGAATTGTTGCCTTTGTTATTGGCGTAAAGATAACATGAGTTAACATTAATTTGGAACTCACATTTGATGTATTTGAGAAATTTGGTGTAGAGTTTACAAACGATGTTACTTCAGAACTTGTCTGAGTTGAAAATCCTGGAAACAAGTTATTAGATCCGGCAAATAGGCCAATCTCATTAAATGTGATTTCATTGGTCGGATTAATACCTATCGGTGGTTCGCTCGGATTAATAATTACATCAATGATTATATCTTCATAATTTGTAGCGTTATTTTCTGTTGTGATAAAAGTGTTTGCATCAGGGTTTACGTTGACGCCAGATGTTGCATAGTTTGATAGCTTCTTAACATAAGTTGTGTTGTATAAATTGGCAGTAGGATTCTTGGCCAAGCTAGTAGGGCCACCGAGTGTGGGGCGATACACCGGACCCGACACACTTACATACGATCCGCCATCGCCGAATGCCATATAGTATAATAAACTATTCGGGTTACCTATCAATGAGTATGCAAGCGCCGTAGACATATTGCCATACAGCACGTCATTATGTGTATCGACAAACACCTCTTTGGTTATAGGATCAAGTATTTTTACAAATCCCTGAACTGACACATTAGCAACATCTAAAAACATCTTTATCCTTGTTTAGAATTACATTCTATCTTATTTATCATAAAAATTATATACTTACATTAAAATGTCTTTATGACGACATTTTCAACTAGGGTAATTTCGTCCCATGGCAATATTGAATTACTGTCCCATGAGTCCGGACCGGCAACCACAGTTTCAGCATCCCAAGACGTGTATGTTGATATGTTTGCCTCGACTGCATCGTTCGCCGATGCCGGTGCTATATCAGTAGTAGAATAGGATGCCGTGTAGTCTCGGATCTTTGTATGGTATGGTTTTGAATCAGTGATATAAGAAATAATATTTTCTATTTGATTCGGTATATAAGTCGTCGACTGGGATAGTGGTAGATTATTCTCCTTAATGTAGATATAGGACGATTTAAAGAGCCAGTTTGGATTCTTTTGCTCACTCATCACATAATTGAGCATCGAGAAGAACAGTTGATTTTGATCGACAATATACTGATTTATGAATATTTCTGTCCTGAACGCATTTAGCAACTCCCTAAGCTCTTCAGACAGCCCATATTTGTTGACGGCAGTATAAACCGTATTCAATAACTTAATCGCACTATTCTGTATGCAGATCAGATCCAAACTCAATGTAGGGAGATTTGGATCTAGTTGAACAACAGTATATAAATTGAATCGGCCATCCACTGTGCCGTTTGTCACTTGCAGTATGGTTCCTTTGGACAGTTGACCCGCTGTCAGTGCGGTGTTGGCATCCACTAATGTTGAGAAGATTATCGTCGGCACTGCTCCTTCGTAACCAATCTTATACCAGTTTGTATAGGTCCAATATCTGTTTGTTGACACACTTGCATTCCATCCGGCATTGCTGTCTCTGATGGGAATGTGACTGAGTAGCTCATTTGCAGATTGTACAAATACCTTCCTTGCAGAAAGCAAGTTTACAAACATACCCTGCCTTGGGCGGTATGTAACTCCGTACTTCTCTGCCTCACTTAGTTCTGGGTCCGGAACCGGCAAAACTATGCCATAAACAGCCGAATCTACACTATTGGCATCATCAAACGGGGCAACGTCCCACCCGAAGATATCCCACGGTAAATCACGCGCAATAATAATATAGTCCGAATACTCACTGCTCGGCGGAAGTATCTTTGTGTAGCCTGTAATGCTGTCCACCATTTTGTTCCAGAATTGATCCGTAACAACAGAGTTAGGATCATTTTCTCTAAAGAACGACCATTGAGTATGCTCTTGGTCTTCTCGTTCGCCGATCCTATATTGCATCTGCACATTGTTGCCTTTGAATGCAAGGATTTCTTGTACATTATAAAACATGTAGGAATTATTCGTACCTGTTTGCTGAATTGGTGCGAAGAATGCGAACCCTTGTACCTTTGGACTCTGGAGCAATCTGGTCACTTCTGCAGCAGCTAATGTTCGATTTTCAATGTTTGGTTTATCAGTAGCACCTAAAACCCAGAAGTAATATTTTATTTCTGTTGCACTTGTGAATCTATTAGACGTAGTTATTTGCACATACGCAGTGGTACTTCTCGGAGCGCCTGTGCCCGTATATTGGGATGGTGGAACATCACTCTCGACCCACTCGTACACATCAACTGTTGACCCAGGGAACAAACTTGCCCAGTAATCTCTCCTATAAATTAGATTATCAAGCTCTGTTTCACCTACGGCCAGGGGTTGCTCATAGTAGACGAATTTCGTATTGGACAGATCCCACCACAATTGGCCTACTTGTGCAGGCCCAAATGTAATATTCTCGCTAAACAGTCTTTCATCCGGGGTCACATTATACCTAGCAGGATCTTGCAATCTCAGGTATGTCAGGTTTTGCTTTGCCAGTCCTGGGAGAATATTCTTAAATGGATCATATATTGGTAGGAGTGCTTGTTCGACTCCGTTGTCGTCAAATACTGTTGCACTCCTGAACAAGGATGTATTTATGAGTTCCTCTTGTTCGCGATATATAATAGGAGTGGCGCCTGTGTATAAAAACACAGTCCATTTTACCGGTGCTTGGTCTACCCAGATTCTGTCTCCACTCGAGACATATGACGGTGTTGCAGGGGTTGTTAAGAAACGCAATGTCTTAAACAGGAATAAATCTGTAAAGTTTTCGAACCCAGGGACATCCGTTGCCGAAACTGGGTCACCCTCTAATGTCAATAGGTCATAGTAATTGTACCCATTGTTAAAGTTTGTCGTGTCTGCTTCATTGAAGTTAATTGGCATTGCAAAGTTATTGTCGCCACTTACAGATGTCGGTGCCGCTATTGTCACAGTTGCAAATGTATAACCCGAGCCACCACTTACAATTTCAACACTAGTGACCTCGCCGCCGACTACTGTTGCAAATGCAATTGCTCCAATACCATCACCTGCGATAGTAACCTGTGGAGCAATGTCATAATTTGCGCCTGCCTTATCTATTGTAATCTCTGTAACTACGCCTGCAGACAATGTTGCAGTTGCAGTGGCCTCTATTACTTGTAGCACGACTAGGTTTCCAAAGTCTGTGGTTTCACCTGATGTTGAAAACTGAGTGGTTATCAAGTATGGCTGTAATGTTCTTAATTGCAGACCTGTTGTTCCTTCGATGACGTCAAAGCCCGACGCTACTGATACATCAACTAATTTGTAAACATTCCAATCCTCAGTAAACGTCTTCGCAACCCAAAGACTATCGTTAGCAACCGGGTTAAAGTTTTCGGAGCCCCAGTTAGTTACTGTTTGCTCTACATCGAATGAATGTAAATCAACATCATTGAAGTTTACATATCCTGCATTAGGTATTGCATAATCAATCTGAGGTGTAGTCGGGAACTCCAGGGAGAATACAGGGTCGGGTGGTCGAACTGTCCATACCTCTGTTTCGTCTATATCGATGTTAATGATATTATCGATTGTGGTGTCGCTTATTATTTCTCCCTGCCAAACCGACTGTAATCTATCTAGATTATTTGGTTCCGATCCAGAGTCGATTAATATCGATGGCGCAGCTAGATATCCATATCCGGGATTTACTATATCGACTCTAGATATTGTTCCGTTTGGATTTAGTACGATATATGCTGTGGCTTGTACTAATGATTTACCTGGTGGCAGATCTGCAGGATTCGCATCCGGCGCAGTTATGATAACCTTAGGTAGGTTTGAATATATATTTTCTGCATTTACAACATATATAGAACTTACAAATCCAATGTCTGACGGAACATAGTTGAGCTTTGCAACAATGACTTCGCCTGTATTTTGTTCCGGCTGCATCTTAAACTCGGTCGACACTTGTTCAATTGTGTTTCCAAAGCTCGATAGTTTGAGTGCCCATTCTTCATAGACCTCAATGATATCATCGGATTGGACTTTTGTTGATCTGAAAAGCTTTTCAAATGCCTGAGTTGTGCCTTTTTGTCTAATTGCGCCCTGGTAGAACAAATACTGCACATCATTGGACACTTGCAGGTTGTCTAGGTATGACTTACTCTCATACCCTGTAAGATGTTGGCCGAGCGCTTCTAAGCTTGGGTTGTCGAGTGTAACATTTGGGTCATAGTAATATCTCATTGCGTCAACAATACTATCGTAGTTCGGGACCAACTGATTTTCTATAATGAGATACCCAGGTGCTTCCATCTTACCGTACCAGCCATTACTCCTGAATCCGTTATATCGCAGTCTCTGCTGCCTTGCCCTTAATAGCGGCGAATACACAGTGTCATCAAAGTTTGTTACGTTGTCAAATATAAGAACATGTTCTGTTTCAGATGCATTCACTTGCAGGTAGTAAATGCCTCCTGCGGCCAAGTTCACCGGTGCGACAGTGATCAGCCTGCCCTCTCTGTCTGTGGATGTGCTCTCGGGTGCAATTGCAATACCGTTCTTATCAAGTATACTGTATACACCGTTTGTTAATTCTTCCACATCATTCGGGTAACCACGACTTACAATTAATGATGCAGAGTTAGACAATGGGCTCAACTGTATCGATGCATCTGGTGCCCAGTTTGTGTTTATCCAGAATAGGAATTGTTTAGCCGACGACAACCAGTCACTGATCTGGTTTGTATCATTGCTTACATCTTGGAACTGCCATCCCTGGGTTTCTAAGTATGCACCCCATCCGATCATTAAATCAAAGACTTCCTGTACATTCCTCAGGACAGACCCGTATGGTACTTTTGTGATTGTTGTTTTGGATACAGGCTTATATGATACAGAGACACCGCCGACAATAGGCAACGCCCTCAATTTTATATATCCGGACTGTATGAATTTCTGTGCTACTTGAGTTACAAGGCTCCTGTAATATACACCGTTATATCGGACAATATCTCCTGGGTTATAGGTGGCGCCTGACTCAAACTGTACAAACCCTTCCGGCGTTCCGCCAATAGTGATATCAATCAACTTGTCTGATGATCTGTCTAGAATTGTGAATTCTGCATTCAATAAGTCGTAACCATAAACAACAAACGTGCCATTCTCTAAGGCTCTGATTATGATGCCACTGTATGCATAAGTGTCGACTACTGGACTCTTATGCAGAATAACATCAAAGTTTGTAGACGGTATGATCAGAGAATCATTTGTTGCACCAGGGGTTACTGATTCTATGTAGGTGTTTGTTGTGTCTTTGTTTGTAAATCCCGCAAGCTTATTGGCAAGATTAACATCGAGAGTTCTAATCTTCTGCCCAAATGTATCGCCAACATCTTTTCCTAGAAAAAGAATTCTATCACTGATCCATGTTTGATAGCCAAATCTCACTAGGGTTTCGGAGTCAACTACCTCTGCGTGAACATACTGATCAGAGTTCTTTGGCCTAAACCATGCAAAAAATTCATCGTCGAATGAATATAAATCATTTTGGACGTATTGCCAGTTGTAAGTTGATAGGCCTGGAAACGAAAGTTGGCTCGGTGATATCTCTGTACCCAATGTGTCCCACATTAGTTCACCGAAAGGGCCAGGCCTTGTCAAGAATAAAAATTCCTGAACACTGTATCTATAGCCGGAGGTTGACATCCACGCTTGCTCGACAGGGGAGCCGTCGCCATATACCCAGTCATCATCAAAGTGGTCAAACGGAGCGTAATAGTTACCGGAGAATATTATGTCAAATATCTCCATCACTGATCTTACTTCCCCTGAAGCATCTACTGGTAAGAACATTGACAACCCGGGGCGTGCCCACATAGGTTGCGGCTGCACACCTAGCGTTATTGGGTCAAATAGTGCAGTCGGCCCCTGACGTATAATACCTTGTTCTAAATCACTGTATAGAACATTATTACCTGCGGCAGTTGCGCCCCACACTTCTTGTCCTGCAATATTTACTAGTGGAGCCCCGTACTCAAACCTCCACCATGATGGCTCTTCACTAAATCCTAACATCTCCCACGGGCGAGTATCTGGCTGGAATGTATCGTAGTAATATTGGAATATCCCTTTCCAGTTGCCAGGTAGATTTAACGGCGCACCGGCCGGGGATAAGTCTGGTTCGTAAAAATAGATGTCAATATCATCTCCCAGCGAAAGCGGGGCATTGAATGTTATTTGGTTGGTACCAGTAACAGTGTAGTTCCCCGATACACCTAGCAACTGGTATACTCCATTTCTAAAAACAAAACCTGCTCCTGGTCCGGCTGTGGTGCTGAAGGGCGTATTCACAACCGTTTGGCTGGCCGCAGCGACGGACGACTGGGAGTTTGGCGGCGTCGTTGCAGCAAATGTCACTAATGCAATATTATCGGCTAACGCCATAGGAACATTAAGTGTAATTTGGGTCGGGCCAGTAACTGTGTATGACACGCCGGCAACCTGCTCAACACCGTTAATAAACACCAAGTCCGGCAGAACAACTGCATTAATGATAGTTTGCGCGGCCAGTGCAGTTTGAGCTTCGTATACAGGGACAATGACTCCACCGAACGAATGTATAACAATATTATCGCCAGCTACAGTAGGCGTGCTAAGTGTGATTTGATTTGCTCCAGTAACTGTGTAGTTTAACCCCACGCCTTCCATCTGCATAACGCCGTTTCTGAAAACTAGCAAGTACACCTGGCCAGCACCGATTGCGACTGTGGAAAGTGTAGTGTTGAACACGGTCTGGCCGTTAGCTGCGATTATGGCTTCATATCCAGGGATAGCCAATGGATTAGGCACAACCTTTAGTGCTGCGGTGTAGTTATACAATTTCCAAATATTTCCAACCCCAGGTACAAAACTCGGCACCACTGCCGGCGATAGGCTATCTTGCGGCCATTCGTTGACTCGATAGTTGGCTCTGTTTTTTGACGACCACTTATTTAGGTAAGAATTTGTGATTTCAAGATATTCTTCTCTTGTGTATCGGGTTGACCTAAAATACCCCTCCCTTACAGACTCTATACGTACAGGCAATGCATATTCATCTCTAAATTTAGACTGTATTCCGTTGTAAATTCTTATTTCTAATTCTAGAAGAAGTTGATCCCTGTAGTCACCATATGCTACTGTCTTAGAACCGTCGTGGCCGATAATGACCTCTGTTGGGTCAACGTAAGTGGTATCGAGTTCAATTCTAGGAATATACGCACCGTACATACCTAATTTTGTCGGTGTTGATGGGATATAGGTCGGTAAAGGATTTTGATATAAGTAGAATTCCAAGTCCTTGCTTGCAACCCCGATATCCAGTTGTACATCAATGGTCGGAGTTGTGGATATAATATCATAGTCAACACCGACTATGAGAAGCCTTTGCTGTGCAGGATCCGTGACATCATAAATGTACATCACATTCTTTGGATCTGTTAAATCAACATATTCTGTAAGGCTCACAATACTGTTACCCAGTGCTGTTACTGATTCAGTATATGTGGGTGTGCCACTTGCAGCCATATAAGAGTATGCAAACGAATCTGAAAACTCCTTCGAGATATTTATGGTTTTTAATATTTGGTTAACCCATGCGCCAATGACAATAGAATTATTATGATACTGCACTGGATTAAATTCTTGGTTAATCAGTTGCAGGGCGACAGTAAGGTATTTGTTCTTAAATTTAGTAAATTCGTTCTGGCTGAATCTCTCACTTACGATAAAGTCGATATCATCTTCCGATGAAACTAGCATGGACTTGAGTGTGGGAGCAACGTTTTGCAGGATATATTGTCCCAGCGATCTATTCTTCCTCAGGTCTCTGTAATTGTTGACTCCGCCAAACGCCGAACCTTCGAATCCAATTTGATTTGATATTATTGATGTAAAGTGCTGGGTAAGATCGCTGCCGCTGAGTTCAGATACTTCTGCCTGGCCAGGGTTAGCTTCCAGTTGTTGTGGTATTTCAAAATATCCATTTGAAGCCGGGTCCAGATTATCGTGGGTATATGTCTGTGCTTCTACCACGGGCGCAACACTTTGAGGAGCCAGCAGTAGGCCAGTTAAGTAAGCAGATAAATCAATATATAGATTATTGTTGATAGTTTCAAACACATATCCGTTAGCTTGTTCTGCGATACCCTTAACTTCTGTATCGTTTACAGAGACTACAATGTCCGGACAATCAGGGTACCCGTAGGGTGTGACGCTCAGTTTAAATTTGAACTCTGAGCCATACCCGACAACAAACTTATCAATAACTCGTTGCTTGCTCACTTCTATGCAGTTACAAGGAGGTGGTGGCACAATGTCATCACAATCACAAATGTCGTAAAGATTCCAACTATTGAATAGCACAGGGCCATTCAAAAACTTGTAATAATAGTATCCATCAATCGGTGCCCTTTCTAATGTGTAAGTGTACCTATCTGTTATTAGATTATTTTGAAATACAATGTCAGTTGCTTGTCCTAGTGATGTATATACTATTGGAAAATTTAAAATAGGATCGACAGTTGCACCTGGCGCAGAATTTATTTTATATGAAAATACTTTGCTGCCCAAAAATGTATTATCAGGATACACAGTCTGATCGCTGAGCTTTATGTTATTGTGATCATACAGTTGGAATAGTGGCGCTTGGTTTGCTGCAATTTTTTCATTATAAACTTCTTGCCATACACTGTTAGAGTAAAACCAACTCTGTCCGCTCTGGGCACTCGAGAATGGGCCATCTTCCAAGACAATAACAACATCACCTTCCAGAACAGGTGTTGCACCAGAGGTATATTGTGTAAACGTAACTACGCCTGCACCTGAGACATTAGTTAGCCAGATGAAGTTACTAACACCTAGTGTAGGATCAAAAAAGAACGTAACCAACTGACCATCTTGTAATTCAATGTTATAATCATTGTTAATGTCTACTAACTGCTGGCCCTGTAGGTCTGACCGGGCAATCGGATTATCAAATGCATCGTATCCGAACCCAAAAGAAATCTCATTTCTAAACTGTGTCCCAGCATTGAAGAGTTCCATATTTGCTGAAAACTGTATAATCGGACGTAATGCTCTAGATGCATTTGTAGGGAATAATGAATTAGTTGCAGCAAGGGATGCGTTAATTGCTGATATGTGGAACCACCTGTTTGTCCGGGACCATGCGTTCTGATCCTGTGATCCACGTTCGATTGTGACGTAGTCGCCAGCTGCCGGTGCGGCCTGTACCTCCCAGGTAAGTGCATCCCAGTACAGATTTTGTATAAGCCTGCCTGATGTCGTTTCAGATTGGCTATCCCACGGTAAAAATTCAAACACAGTTCCCGGAGTCAAGTTTCGTGATTTTGGCACTAATCCAATCCCCTGGCAGCCGCCAAAATTCTCAACATAATGTGTTTCTGTATATGCAGGGTCGTCTAGTAATACAATACTCATCCCCGTTGTTAAAGTCAAATTAGGGGGTGTTGCAGAGCCAGGAGTTGTGTATGTTGATTGACCTATGATGTCAGCGCCCATAACTCCAGAAATTTCAATAACAGGTAGACCCTCTTCAATCCAGTAGTAGTTTTGATAGTTAGAAAACATATCATAATCAATAGGTGGACCAAAGCTGTAATATTGCGACTCAAACAGCCTGTCTTGATTCAACGTGTTGCCGCCGTAGTATTCTATTTTGTCGAGCAAGTCCTCATAGAAGAATACATTGGTCTTAGTTGAGTCCGGCTCTCTTGCAAATGCTGTAGCTTCTAATTGCCACCATGTTCTGTTTTTAGATGGCTCGGGTAGGTAAAAATCAGTAATAGGATTGTAGCTGCCAGGGTCTCTCCTGCCTAAATAACCATTGAGGTACTCACTATCCTTCTTAGAAAATACTTGGTCAAATGTCGCGTCGAAGAACTTCTTTTCGGTTACAGTTTGAAAAACTGCTGGTAGCTTTTTAATATATTGTGTCATTAATTAGACTCTCAAATTTTGATCTGTAAGGTTTGAAACAATTTGTACATTATTCACTGTTGCTGTGGATAAGAATAATTGGGTTGGGCCAGCAACAATCTCGAATAGATTACCAAATTGTGAATTTGCACTGCTCGGGACAATTACTACTGAGCTGATTACTCTGGATAACTGTTGGTGGATATATGCTGCTAATTCTGTATAGAAAAACTTCTCACCGAAGTCCCAGTTTCTAATATCAAAATATGTGTCAATTGCCTGCACCACTCTAGTCTTTACTTCATTGTCACTAATGTTAGACGATGGGGCCTTCACAACTTTAAACGTGGCCTGCAATTCCCTTTCAGCTTGCGAGCCGAAGAGTATTTTAAATGTGCCTGAATTCCAAATCATATTGTCACTGACCATCTTATATTGATTCAAGTCCTGGAACTGTATTCTAAGCTCTTCAGTAGTCGGTGGAGCCGGAATGTTAATGATAGTGCCATTACTATTTTTCCAAATGACCATATCTCTGTAGAAACTATCAGTAATGACAATCATGTCGATGATGTTTGTGGCTGACGGGTCAATTCTCTGGTCAATAGGAGAATAGTGATTCCACTTGAAGTACAGTGGTAATCTGGCAGATTCTGGAACTGTTTCGTTTTGTGTAAATGACTTTCCATTTTTATCAAAGTGGTATTTGTCAAGTTCGTCTATGACAATTTCCCCAGTAGGGTATGTGCCCAAATCAGATGTTGTTGTGGTTGCCAAGGAGTAATACACTCCGTAGCCGGGAGGGCTAACACTGTAAAGTAAAAATGATTTGCTCAAAAAGCTATTAGCAATTATTTCGGCTTTATCATTCAGTAGGTCAGTGCCAGTGAGCCAAGTAAACGTAGTAAACGATCCTATTGTGCCGTTGTCGGTCCTGTTGAAGAACGCAGTCACTTGGTTAGCAATTGTAACCAGTGTTGGCGTGATTATGTCGGATTCGAATTGAGCTAAATTGTTTATGAATATTAAATCAGCAGTGTCCATGAATACTGTCGTGGCTGGCGGCGGATCATATTGTGACCCAGGGCCTGTGCCGGTTGGCAGCAGAACACTCGAAATAAATGGTGCGCTATATGGCTGAGTGGGGGTCCCGGTGTCAAACGGGAAATAAACATACAAGTTGCCAGATGAATTTTGAAGTTTTGTTGCCCAAGTTGTTATCCACGGCCGAGTACTTTGGTACCCAGATACTTCATTGTTGTAATATTCAAATACAACCCTGTCGTCCGATGAAACAATCTGACTGAACCCTTCTGGGTCATCAGGTATACCGTCTGAGTCGGCATCAACAAGTGACACTTCAACTTTTGATTGATCTTGAAATCCATCGGCTTGGATGAATACTCCAGATAAGTTAAAGTTAATGCCGGCCCTGATATAAGACGTGGTGGGGTCTACGATAATTGGCTCGTTATTGTCAACACTATTGTTTGTATTTACAAAAGGCATAATTTCAATTTTATCTTCAAGAGCTTGGCCTGTTGCGTTGTCGATGACAATTTGTCCAGGCTCCCAATAGAATCTAACATCCCTGTATGATTCAAAGACATAAACTCTCCCACGGGCAGTTAAGTCATAAGTCGTGATGCCGATTTGATTATTACTTGCTATTGACACGTAAAGAAGGCCACCGGCAGGATATGGAGCCCAGTCCGAATATATTTCAGTATTCGGGCCAGAGACGATCGGTGGAGCATATGCCCACGGTTGATCAGACTGGTCTACTAAATTAGGTGTAAATGTGTCGGAGGTATGCCATTCGTCAGTAAGGACATCATAATATAACCAGAATGAAATGCCAGTGTTAATACTGTTGATTATTTCAAGTATTTCAGTAGAGTTTAGATCATTCCTAAAAGCAGGGTATACTTTCATTGCTTGGAAGTTATTTTGTTCTTCGATGCCTAACTCTACTGGGCCCACACTTGCATATGGCATCAGTGGATCAATTACAACAGGAATACCATTTTGTATTACACTGGTGACTGACGCAGGATTTATTGTGCCCGGTATATCAGCTGGATTTGCGAATTGCACCACCGCCCCGTTGCTAATGAATCTCCATGGCTGATAGGTGCCGCCTGGTATGTTGTTAGTTGTGAACGTGTTGACTAGTGTTTCAGCAACAGCCGAATTAGGTGCCGCAGCAAAGAAGCCTGTATCATTTTTAAATTTAGCAGGACTTGTTCTCCAGTAAAGTGGCGTCTGATTCGGATTAGCTATTTCTAATATTGAAAACCCACTCGTAGATGGGCTGGCCGCTACATCAACTCTAATTGTGTCCTCGAACTGGGTCAGATATTCGTCGTAGAAGAACGAGGATACTGACGGCTGCCGCAACATTTCTTGTATTGTGTTAATCAATATAGTGTCTATATTTGCTGTATTAGATGAGTCCTCTATCACTTGTTGGAGAACGTTTTGATTGTCTCTATACAACGCGCCGTCTTGCCCGAATATAATCAAGTCCCTGTGGAACCCAGTTGGATCATTTAAATCTATATAACGACTCTGCCCGCTGTAGGTTCTGCCAATGGCTTGAATCTTGGCAATTTGATTTCCATAGACTAGTGGTAGTACGTTATAGTCGCTGCCATTAACCATTCGAGACTGTGTTGAAAACACTTCTGGAGCACGTAATTTTATTTGCTCATTTGTCTCAGATGGTGCCGCGTTACCTATTGTCTGTTCTAAGTTGAATATAATCCTCAAAACATATTCTTGTTGATCAAATCCGATATACGGTATATTAATCTGTAACCCCCGAGCATTATCGGGGCGAATCACTAATGCCTGGTTAGCACTAGTCCTGACCCAGAACCTAAATAATCCTGTCGGTACATTGCCAAAGTTGCCATCTGCAAATCTCACAGACACTGTATCATTAGCGCCCGAATTGACTGCAAATATATTTCTCTCAGCAAACTGAATACTGTTATAGATAATGTTTTCGCCAGCCAGCGCCGGTACCTTTGCCCACTTGCTCAGGACATTTCCGTTTTGATCAGTCTCCTGTGCATAAACATCTGTTTGGTTGATGTCCTGGATGTCAATTGGAAAAATTCTGTTAGGCACAGGAAACTCAAAATTCGTGTCTATGTTCAACAGGTTGCCTTGCTTGAAGTATAGAAAGAATCCAGTATTATCAGATGCAACTCCTAAACTATCGTTTCTGTAAACAAAGTTGAACGGGTTTGCAGGATCAGGGTGCCGTTCGAAGATTGTTTCGTTTGTCACAAAGTCTGGATTACAAACATCAATAGGATACTGCTCGCCGCTAACTGTAACTGAAGTTTGGTATGCAACGTTCAAATTTAAAACATTATTCAACTGATACAAGTCAGTAGGTATGGAGCCGATTGTGCCACTCTGTGAGGGTCTGCCGAAGGGGTTTAGTGTGCTAAATGCTGCATTACATATCTGTATGAATTGGTCAAACCATTCCGGATTATTAGGGTCATTCCAGAATATAGTCAAATCATTCAGGTTTACGCCGTTAGCATCAGTTAGTGGTTGATTGGTTTGCACTGCTGATATTTTAAATAGCCCGCTTGCAGGAATATTTCTACGTGGCACATAGTTGACCATCTGTGCAAGACGAATAATACTTTCCCTGCGTTCAGCAGTATCGATAAAGTTCTCGCGACTGTTTAAGTCTGTCCTGAACGCCAGGCTTGTTCCAAAATAAGCAAGCAATTCGATAATCGCAATGAATTCAGAACTTTCAATGTAGTCATTGAAGTCTTCCGGATAATATGTTTGGATGTAGTTTATCAGTGCCTGCTTTAAGGTATCAAAATCATAGGCTGTGTAGTCGATGAATGAAAAGGCTTTAAAGACTTTCTGATAGTCCTCTGCCGCGAACAGATTTGATTGGCGGATTGATTCTGACATTAGTAAGTTTCTCTATCTTTTAAGGTAAATGTGACAAATAGGTTGTCAGTTACTGATTCGGGTTTGAAAAGTAGCTGCATTGCCACTGTTAGCGCCTGGTCTTCTTGAAACACATCTATTGATGTCAGTTCCACCCGTGGATCAGAACTAACGACATCAGTTGCGTCTTCGATGATTGCATTCTTAGTATATTCGTCGAACGGGTCAAACAGTAACTCGTATATCCTAGTGCCGAACCCAGGCAGCATGAGTCTGGACCCCTTTGGTGTTGCAAAGTGGTTGTTCAAGTCCCTCTTAATTAGTTCTATATTGTTTAGGTTGTATGGAGGTGCAGGCTGGCCGACGGTGTTGAACCCTACAAAATAAGGTTTTCTTGCAATTCGTTTTGCTTGTACTAATCCTGCTTGATTTGCTGCGGCCATATAACTCCTTTCTATTATTTATCAAAGAAATTATATGCTACTAGATTAACCGTATCGTTTTAGTCCCGGGCTGTAATTGTTGCGGTACATCGTCATGACTTTCGTCCGTACAGTGCTTGCCCTGTTGCCCGCCTGGTTATAGGTCAAGTGATACCATGCAAGGCCAGTTTTTGAGCTGTGCTCAAAAATGAATTGGTCATATTTTATGTTATCCTTAATCCATGCCGCATTTTCCCAATACCTCGCATATGTCCAACCTATAAATTGGATATCCATTGCCTGTCCACTAACGTGTTGGCTTAGACCAGACGATGTGGAGTTTGTGTTTCTGAGTCCGCTATTGATTCTGAACGGGCCGAACTTAGCCCGCATGGGTTCGGCTACGTTTACGGCAAGTGCTTGCAGATTACAAACTCTCTGTGATGCCGACAGCGGCGGGAACACTGTGACCTGATGAGGATACAGAGCACCAACAGTAAAATCCTTTACTGTGAAGTTTGGACTTAACACCTGGTTATAATCGCCGACCCACGGGGAACATATTACAGGCACACCGTCTCCGCCAGGTGGCGGTTTGTCATTGCTAGCACTGGCTGCCTGAGGGATATCGGGTGGTGCTGTGGTTTGAGTTGGGGGCGGAATCTGCACTCCCCCTGCGCTGGCGGTATTGTTTCCATTGGCAATGCTCTCATTTTCTGCGTCAGCTGTTGGGTCGCCGCTGTCGTCACTCTCCTTCAGGAGTTCTTGAGCATTGACGAAGTCGCTTGTTGATATTGTGACCCCGCCTACTGTAATTGTTGGTGCTGCACATGCCATATTTTATTATCCTGGAAATTTCTTATCGCAGCCGGTAGGATCAGTATCTTGTCCTACCATGACGATTATATCTACACCGCGTTGACCCACCTGGGTGAACCATAACGAATTCCTTAATTCTAGAACAGCGACATGATAGTTCCTTAACTGCATTCCACAAATAAATTTTGTGAATTTTGATAATCTTGGTCTACCTAAGTTGTATGCTAAGTCACATACCGCCCTCTTCCTTATATCTGACAAAGATGACCAAGCATCACCTATCAAATCTTGTGCAATTTTTATAGCAGTAGCCACATCTTGCTCATACCATATCTCAATCTGTTCGGCGGAGATAGGTGACCCGACTGGGTATTGTGCAATCTCGTTAGTCCTTAATAAGTGGCCTATGCCTGCCGTTGGGTTGGATAACGAGTCTGGATATACAGTAGTCCTGTAACCCTCGTGTCGTATCAGTTGACACCTCAGTGCTGCTTGATTCACATCTTTAGAAAACACATCATTAGACACTGGATCTGCTGGTACAGAAGTATTGTCAGAGCCAGGGACTGTCGATGCAGGTGGTGTTTGAGTCGGCGTGTTGCCTGGACTACCAGAACCCTGGTATGACAAATCTGCCTGGTTCAGTGGTGGTGTGTATCCGGAAACAGAGGACCTGCTGAACGTTTCGTTCTCCGGGCAAGGCTCATAAGTAGCAAGTCTCGATGCAGTGGTTTGGAAAGATTGTGAATTTCGTTTGAACTTTGATTCAGGGTCTGACCATGTAGCTAAGATGTTTATCTTATCATTCATTGGTTTTATTTCTGCAAATTGAGATGGCGAAGCTGACATTGCTGGGTCAGTTTGTACAGGAGATGCCGTTGTCGGTGCTTGTGGTGCTGCTGGGCCGCCACCGCCAATTGGCTGGGCATTAAATACAACCGTATCGGATTTAACCGTTCCGGAATTGATAGAATCTGCCTTGACTGCGTTTGCATCTAGATTTTCCATTTTCACATTTGTGCCGATTTCTAAAGATATACCATCAACACTAACCACATTGCCGGACGTAATTATTATATCTTCTACAGCGTTTAGGCTCATGTTGGCACTTGAGCAAAATGCCATGTCTTTCCCTGCAACAACCGAAAGTTTACCATTGGTACCGACGCGAATATCACCGGTCGCTGCAAGATCATATGCTGCGTCAGTGGTCATCTTTATACCTTGCTTTGAGCTGTAATTTTGCCCGCCTTCTATTGTTGTTAACGCAAATGAGTTCCCAATTGCCACATTCATATTATTTTCTTTAACTGTCAGGAATGCATTACTCTGCGTAGTGCTGTGCCAATTATTTAATGCTTGCATTACAATGTTGCCCCCTTCACCATTACCCTCGCCCTTATATTGCCAAACAGGGATGGTTGTCGGTTTTGGAGTATTATTCACATCGTAAGTGAACGTTGTGGTCGACTCAGTCGTGTCCTTGGCAGCCTTCATAAAGATGTTCTGGCCAGCTTCTATATTAATGTTTCTGTCGGCGCGAATATTAAAGTCTCGTTGCGCTCTCATCGAAATATTAGTTGCACCAAAAATGTCAATATTGCCGTGTTGATCCATCTGGACCCATGCAGTGCCGTCTCTGTTAATCAAATAAACAAATCCGTTTGTTTCGTCCAATCTAATCTGTGCGCCAGACTTTGTTGCAAGTTGAACATATTCGGAGGATTCTCCATCATCCATGATTAGAGATGATCCGCCTTTTCTGCGTATATTAGCAGGGGATGCCGTCTTGTCTATTACCGGCCCAGGAGTCAATATACCATAAACTGCACTCGGTGCCTCTCGACGCGCACTAGATGTGGTCGTACCTTTACTGTTGTCGGTGATCAGTCCTTGATTTCCCAGACCTTTAAACTTTGTAGCCTCATAGGGTTTCTTTGTTGCATCAGGGACAACTGTGGTACTGTCCCACTTATTATATTCTGCTGCCGGCACATCTTTACCATTGTATTGATAGGTATTGGCACTACTTGCCATTCCCGGGACCATGTTGTTCATAAATTGGTCATACAAACACCCCATCCAGATGCCCTTCGACGGGTCACCATTGAGGAACATAACCACCACCTTTGTGTTTACGTCAGGGGGAACCATCCACAACCCATATGATGTTTGTGTTCCTTCAAACGACGACAGATCTGAACGACTCGTTGTTTCGTTGTTTGTAGCTCCGGCAAATGGTGTACAGTAGCTCACTATGATCCATCCCTGGACTTCTTCCGGCGCGGTACCGAGTTCCGGTACCCACACTTTTAGTCTGCCGTTTCGTTGAACATCAGATGCATCTTTTATAAGGCCGACATAAACTCCATAATAAGGCGACATTCTACCAAGTGGTGCCTGCTTTTCATTTTGCAGAGTCTTTGTGGATCTTAAATTTGTGTTGAATGTCATAATATATTACCCAAATGTACCCGGTAGACCTGGCACAACATTGGGTACTGATGTGGGTAAGTTTCCTGCTAAATCAGTGCCCTTTTTCACTACGCCTGCCACATTAGTGCCAGTTGCCACGCCGGGGATGTCTACGCTACCCATTATTCTAGGGGATTTAGTTATGCCATCTGGAACACGCACTCTGTTTATTAAATCATCAGGAGATGTTGGTGTTTCTGCCTTAGCGTTTTCTTCCTCAATCTGTCTAAAGAAGTCGAGGACGTTTACATTATAATCCATCTGACAATATAATTCTTGCACAAACTTACCCTTTTCAAAAGTAGTAGTTACAGTTATTACTTTATATATCGCTGAAAATGTTTCAACATCAGAAAATGGATTATTACTGTCTGGATTTTCATCCACATTAAATATCCGCGGGCTCCTGAACCTAATTAATAAGAAGTTGTCAGTACCATAAAGATTGGCGGCATATTCATTTCTAAAATGTGATCTCTTAATTGACTTTATAGCTTCGGCAGGATTATCTAGGTTAGTATAAAGTTGAGTATCACTCTCTGCAATAGGTGGCGGGAACAACCAAAACGGATCTCCCTTAATTGTCATATTTATTTCAGCAAATGATGCATCGAGTCCGCTGTGCAGTGCAACCGCAAACATACTTGTGAGTTGCTGTAGGCCAGAGTTACTGTTTTGATCCATGCCCATGCCGACAGCCCTCCATTGAGGTGTATCTAGTCTAGCCACTGGCCTCAACTTACCCTTTGCATACTTTGCATACTCTTTGTATGCTGTCTTAGAATTTTCGCCAAATGGGTCGACGTCGGAGATGAAAAATCTACTCCTGCTTGCTTGGTTTTCACTTGTCGGTGTTGCTAGTTTTGTTGCATTTATTTTTAATCTGGATAATTGTCCATCCGTGTTTAAACCGCCGGCATCAGTAACGCTCTGTAAATAGTTTAGTCTGCTCTCCGGCTTATACTGTTGCAGTATCCTAATATTTCGTTGCTTTTCTGCTTCAGATAATGTTGATGCTTCAACTGCTTTTATTGTTTCGGCCACCGCGGCTTCTGTTTCAACTGTACTATTCGGTGCTGTGTTCAATAAGGAGATAGTTTGAGAAACTTTCTCCTTAACTCCACGCTCTCTTTCTGCATTGTTTTGGTTTACCGGGCCCTTATCTACCATCGCAAGTTCTTGGTATATTCCACTCATCCTTGATTGTGCGACTGCAAATGCGTTGTTTAATTGCAAATCAAAATTTAGTATCTGGTCATTCAAACCCGTAAATATGTAATTGTACTTTTTTCTAAGAATTTGTTTTCTAAGATATGTTTCTATTCTCTTTTTTTCTGCAGAAGCAGTTACCTGGCCTGCGCTGTCTTGGAATGCGTTGTTATCTAGTACACCAATATCATACTTTATGATATAAATCCTAAACTCATATGCAAGGTTCAACTGCGTGACATCGAACCCCAGCGGCCTAGTCTCGGTAACTATCCTCCAGAACTCTTTCATCTGACTCGTTTCCTGTGCCATAGGTGCACCGCCTTCCCACGCAGGGCCTTTAGAGCCGAGTAAGCCTTTTTGTGCTTTTTCTGTCTGTGACAGTAACGAATCTATAATCTTGTCAATACCGGTCGACTGTAAAAATGTGGCAGACTTTCCATCTGCAGAAAAACTATTATTCCTAACTGTGTTCGTATTATTATCGGATGGCGTAATTTCATATCCTGCTAATTCAGGATCAACTATGATTTTATATTGGTTCGGTATACTTACACCGCCAATAAGTCTGAAGATTTGATCTTCGTTTATCTTAGTTTCTAATTTCTTCATGGCATCGCCGAAATTAGTTAAGTTTTCCAGAGTTGTGGCATGTTGCAGTGTTCCATATGCGTTGCCCTGAGCTAATTCATTATAGATAATAGAATCGAACTGGTAAATCGTCCCCACATGTGTTACGTTTGCTTTTATATCAGTTAACCTGACTGGCCAAATCCATTTCAGTGTCGACAGTGATCCAGGCGCTGAGTTTGCAACTTCAGATGTGTCTGGCTCTCTACTTCTAAACTCTAACTGAACATAAAACGGCATCACGTTCCAGTTGCCAACACCGAGTGCAATCGACTGATAAAAAATCTTATCAATTAGCCCAGCGCCGGCTGGCTCGACAATTTCAAATGACAAATTTGTCATTGTGCCTGTACCACTCCTTAGTGTCGGTGTGGCGATTGTATCTATCTTAACTTTGTCTATAGTTAAGTCAGATACTCCCGATTCTGCAATTATTATTTGATCATTCGGCTCAAAGACTTTTCCAGATCTAGACACACTGGGTGGGACAATAAACAATTTGAAATGATAAGTGTATGAATCATAACTGTCTAGTATATTTGGTAAGAATGCAGTAGACAGTTTATATTGCTCATCAGTCGGGTCGGGAGTTGTGACGATATTTTCTGATTGATGTACGAACCCGTTCGGCTCATTACTCTTGCTAGGCTTTATAAATCCTGTAGCAGGATATAATGGAGTTACGGTAGGTGTGCTAGCCTGAGGTGTGGGCGCTGCAGGTCCCGGAGTTACGCCGGCGCAGCCGGGTTTCCCTGCAAGGAATGCTTTTGGGTTTGCCATATTAAGTTTTTAGAATATTCACTGGAACGTAAATTTCTAATCCTGCTATAAAGTCGTTTATTGGGTCTATAATCAAATCTGGGTTCCTAACTGCAAACACCCACCACAGTCTGGGAGTGCCATATTCTTGTTGACTAAGTAGATCAGGCCTTTGGTCAAATTCAGGTGGTATAATTAGGATGTTATCAAAATCGTTTTTTGGTACATTCCTCGGAACCCACAAATCCAAATACCAATCCCTCACTGGAGTTAATTTGTACTGACTTGTATCTTTTGAATTGGATGCCATTAAATGTATCCTTTGCCGACTAGTTTGCCTGACCTAAACTCATCCAGATTGAACTCATTCCTAAGCTTTATAGGTATGTATTGAGTGTCTAGACTAATGTTGACCATAAGGTGAGTCGGCACCCATGTTTTACCATCATAGTTTCGGGCAGGCAATGTTGTCCTTATATTCTCAGTAAAAGCAGTTCTACCGGTAGTGTCTATTGGCACGTAGTCAATATTTGCAGGATATGAGAAGTCAAATCGTTTAACAATAACCGGAACGTTATTAAATTGGAATTCACCTAAGTAGTTAAAAACTAATGTTGGGGGAGGTGTGCCTGCCCTATTGTATGGGTTTATACCGAAGTAAGATTTCGTTACGGATCTAAAAAAGTGTATCACAGCTAATAAATATAATGCTTCATCGTCTGATTGTGCAGTAAACTCTGCGGATATATCAATTGATTTGGGGTATGATCTGATGTAATTGTTGTATCCGTAGTTGGTGTGAATAAAGCTCGATGGGTCATACTCAACTTCCATTCCAGAGGTCACTGTAGGGGTATAAGGAAACAACACCCCTCGAGTTGAATAGAGTGGAAAAAGGAGATTAGATGGGGTTCTCTCTCCCAGAATCGTCAAGGCTTGATTATCGGTGCCTATGCCCCTGAGGCTCTTTGGCTGCAAGCGAGCCCGGAAATCTTGTTGCGGCATTTAAAATTCTCCCATTTTTATTATTTATCATGCGTATAAAGTATAGTTTTTATTATGAAACTCTTGACGTAAATAGCATTTCAGTGTAAAGTAGCGAAAGTCTGTAATAGGAGACATATATGACAGAAGTGGACAACGACGATACCCAGGTTGTACAACCAGTTATCCCAGTAAAGAAGGTTAATTACCTAAACAACAAAGACATGTTGAAGGAAATCCATAAAAGTAAAAATTCTTTTTGTGAACATGTAGATCAGCAATATAGTAACTATGATGTCATTGTCGAGAATATCGAGGATATTTTTCTAGATGAAGTTCAAGAGAGGGGAAAGATTGCGAGGGCCGCACGAATAGGCGCAACAGCATTTGAAATTGCCGTTGCTAACACTGTTGTCATGACTAAGGCAGACAAACCTAAACTATCAGAATACAAAGTTAAGCCCGACACTATACCTGTGGAGGATTTGGTATATCGAGTATTCACTTATGAGCATATTCCGTTGGCACCTGGGAGGAAGAAAAATCCGAAAAGCACGGCTGACAGCCACGTCAAGTTGAATTTTCCACCGTTTAAACATTATATCATAGAAAATGGTGAGGCAAAAGAAGTGGGAAGATCGCATTCCAAAAAAGGAAAGTTTAATTTAGAAAGCGGATCCATTACTAACAAGTTAGCAAAAATGTTCATCTTAATGGTAAACAAATACGCACAAAGAAGCAATTGGCGCGGGTATTGTGTAGATGCAGAAACAGAGGCGTTAACTAAAAGAGGTTGGCTAGGGATAGATGATATCGACGAAAATGATATAATTTTGTCATACAACGGAAATAATTTAGCATGGTCTTCTG